TTCCCTGTCCTCGATCGTCCAGAACCTCAGCTCCTTCGGGGCTTCCTTCTGGAACTTCTGCGGCAAGGCCGACGCCGGCCTCGGAGGGAGCCATTTCTTCTCGATCGCTTCCTCCGAAAGGACGTAAGGGTGAATCTCTCCCGGAGGATCGGGTGTCTGGAACATCCAAAAGCCGGGAAGCTTAGCTTCCTCTTCCGCTTCGGCCGGCGGCAGGACTTGCTTCACGATCTTGGCCCCGCCCGGCCCGTCCACGATGAAGAAACGAGAAGCTACGAGCTCCTGCCAGGCCGTGGACTTCTCGGCCTTCTCTCGCGTCACGAGGCGGAAACAGAGCCTGCCTTGGAAGAATTTTCCTTCCTCGACGTGGTACTCAAAGAACCAGGGTCTTCGGCTCCCCAAAGTTATGAAACCATCCTCAAACTTATAGAAAACTCCCGGAAAGGCCCGCGTGGCCCCGACTGGGACTTCCTTGACCTTCCATTTCTCCTTCCCGTCCAGGATCGCCCGGGCCCGTTCCGGATCCCAGCCCGCCTTCCGGAGCTCCGCCCGGACGTAGGAAGGCCACTTGTCCCACCACTCCAGCAAAGTTTTCGGCCAGTCGGGAGGGAAAGGGGTCCGCCCCTCAACGTCCATCCACTCTTTGGGGATCACGGCCGCCTTGGGAGTCGCGAACAAGTTGCCGGGACGCACCACGATCCTGGTCTTGCCCCGGATGGTGGTCCTCACTTTGCGGGGCAAGATCTTGCCGGTCTCGAGATCCACCTTCCACGCCTTCTGGTCCTCGTGGAGAGCCTTGAGTTGCGCCAGGGTCACGATGGGAATCTCGATCGCGCCTTCCACGTTTGCGTTTACGGTCCAGCCTTCCGCGACGTCGTTCAGCGCGAAGCGGAAGTCCCAGTGGTTGCTCCTGCCCCTCGCGTGACTCTGCACTATGAACCGCTTGGGCTCGTTCGGTTTGGGCGGATACTCGATCGAAGGTCCCTTTTGCTTTTCGATCATAGCTTCCACTTCCTCCACGCCAAAGGCTGAAAGTCTTTCGGATCCAATTTGTAAGCGCGCAAGGCGGCTTCCACGCTCCCGACCGGCGAACCCGGTTCCTTGGGGTTTGGGGACAGGGGATGTTGCCAGGAAATGTGCCACTTCCCGTCCTCGCCCTTGAACGGCCTGAGCTCAGCGGGCCGGACCGTGATCACTAAGCCTTTCTTCAGCCACGACGGATCCTCCACCTTGCAGGCGTACGTGTTGCCGTACGCCAGCTCTCCGGCCTTGCGCTCCGGCCAGCCCGGAAGCATGGTCCAGTATCTGGGATCGTCCGTCCCTTTCCACGTTTGCTTTTCCTCGTCCCAATCCAGCTTGAGATCGGATTCGGAGAGCTCGTGGTCCCCTTCCAATGGGAGCCACAGGTTCGGGTCTTCCTCGCTCCGGAGCGCGCACCGGAAAATGTACGTGTTCGACTTCTCCAGCAACTTGGGAAGCTCTTTGAAAGCTTGTTCCCTGGTCCAACGCACGTGCGGGGGCTTGCCCGCCGGGACCTTGCGCCAACCGATGGCCAACGTGTCGAGCTCCGGAACCGTCTTGTACTTTACGACTCCGCCCAGGACTCCGGTGTCGTACTTGAAAGACAGGAACTTGAGCATCGCTCCTTCGGAATTGCACTGCCGCTGGGAATCGGCCCACTCGAGCGCCTCCAAGAGGCCACGCTTGCCGGTCACGATCTTGGTGGGCATGACCACGATCCGCAACTTGCCCGCCCTCACTCCGTCGCCGATCAGCTTGCGGAGGAGCTTCAGCCGCTCGAGGTAAGGGAGGCCGCAGACGTTCTTCCCGTCGAGCCATAGGATGTCGTGCGCCCAGAACGTGACCGGCTCGTCGTGCGGCTCCTTCGCGGACCCGATCCAGGCCATCTCCCACCGGTTCTGGGGGCGTCTCCATTCCGGATCCTTGTAGGCCATCGCCTCCACGTCCAAGATGCATTCGCGGCAAGGGAGTTTCCCGATCAACTCGGGGAGGTCGGGGAAGACGGCCGAGCGCTCCAGGCCCTTCTCTGTGAACACCGCGAACTCCGATCCTTTCTTATGCAGGTGCACTCGAAAACCGTCGGCTTTCGGTTGAATGACGATCCTTTCTCCCCTCTCTATCGCGCGCCTGGCCCATTTCTCCCAGAGTTCCTCTTCCTCTCCTCCGTAGAACTCCCCGGCCGCCTTGTAATGGGCCACCGGCTCCAGCGGCTTGATTTTCGAAACGTCCTCCTGCATAGCCGCCTTGTAGAACCGTTCGGCGAACCCGGGCTCAGGCAGCGACCGGATCTCGAACTCTGGGTTCTTCACCGCGACTAGGGTGTAAAGGGGCAAATAAGCCCAGGTCGGCCCCTGGGGCTCGAGGGAGAACTGCACTGGCAAGCCTTCGCCTATCGCCTCTTTCAGGGCCCGCTCCAGCTTGAGGAGCGAACCGGACGGGGCGTCCGCCCGGAGGACGATGTCGATGTCGTGCGGCTTGCGGTTCTTGCCGTAGATCGCGGATCCCGTCAGTGAGGCCCAGTCTGGAACGACAACGAAGGCGTCGGGAAGCTTCTCGAACGCCTCCCTCAGTTTCGTTTCGCCCAGCCCGTCTTTCGCGATGGCCTGGCCGGCGCGAAGGATGTCTGGAGAAGGCGAGATCGGCTCCGGAAGATCATCGAGCTTGAACCAGCCGACCTCGTCGGCTTCGGCCAACGGCTCGCCCTTGCCCTTGATCCAGCGCATCGGACACAAGAAAAGGCGCACTCCCTCGATGGTGATCTCCCGCCAAGGCTCCTCTATCACGGGATCGGCCAGCACGCCGGTCTCCTCCTGGACTTCCTCGAGAGCCGCGGTCACGGGATCGCGTCCCGAGAGAAAGCCACCGGGCGGGCTCCAGACCCGAGGTTCGTTCTTGCGCTTGATCAAAAGGATCTCGCCGTCGCGGTAGACGAGGCCCAGGGCGGCTTGCCTGGCTTTCTCCTGGGGCTCCGTCTTGAGATAGCCCTTCTCCTTGGCTTCCCTGTAGCACCTCCACCAATTCGTTTTCCACTTGGGATCGCCCACCGGAGGCTCGGGGAAGTACGCCGGGTTGGCCTTCTCCCTCAGGGTGTCCACGATCGTGCCGAAGTACCGGAGGACGTCCTCGAGAGTCCAGTCGCCCCATTTCAGCCCGCGCTTGAGACGGTCGTAGCCCACGGCTAGGTAGCGTAAATCGGCCTGGAGTTCAGCGCGCCTGGCCTTGGGATGCTCCAGATCATAGTCCACGCCCTCGGCCCTGAATCGCCTCAGCTCGAGCTTTTCGATCGGCTCGACTTTCACGAGTTTGTCCCGACTGGGAAGGACGACTTCCTTGACGAAAGTTTGGGTCCCAGGCGGCACGTCGTATTCTATCGGGCTAGGATAAGCGTACACCTCATCGACCGAATAGAGCCAAAGCTTCTTCTTCCCGGGCCACCAGGCATTCCGTTCCTCTGGGGAGATCCTATGCAGAGCGTAAGTCTTCCGGAATTCCTCGAGCGAAAGCGGCTTGGGAGCCTTGAACTTGGCCACCCCAAGCAGCGTTTGATCCTCCAAGATAGCGAGCCACTCTCCCGCCATCCTGAACTTGCGCACCTTGACCACGGCCCGCTTTTCGCCGGTCGCCAATAGCGTGCCGTGCGGCGCGACCAGGTACAGTCCGCGAACCCGCTCGGGAACCACGGAAAGAGTTTACCCGAGGCTATCAAGACGGCAAATGTTTTCGAACTCAGCCCAAAGGCTTGTGCTCGAACTCCTCGGTCAGCTCCAGCACGAACTCCATCAGTTTGCTCGCAGCCTCGAGTTTCTCCTCGTCCATTTCGACGAACCCTTCGTAACCTAGCCTGAGAGACAATGACGACGCTGCGATGATGTAGAGCTTCTGGAAATTGGTTCCGTTCTCTCGGACGGCTAGGGCGGCGTTGTAGAACACAAGATCGGCTTTGAGCGAGATCTCCCGCAAGCGCTGAGAGGCTTCGTGGAAGCCAAGCTCGCCTTCGGCCGCTTGTTTGCCTATCTCAGAAAATTCTTGGAGACAATTGGCCATCTGGAGGAGATACAGATCCAGGCTGGAGCCCAAGCAAACCACTCCCAAGGCCAACACTGCACACGCAACACCAAGCAACTTCTTCATGGCGCCTCCTTTCACTTTCATATACGACGGACCTTCCCGCTTGTCAAGTCCCCTCATCGGGCGGGAGCCGGGATGAGGTTCATGCTGCACCTACAGCGGGGGTGAGCAGGCGGGGCCATGACGCCCACGTCCGGAAAAGGCTCGTCCAGCTTCACCCGCACGCCGTCCTCAAGGGCGCAGAGAGGACACGTTCTTTCATCCCATGCCGTGACCCACTCTTTCTCCGATTCTTCTCCGATCAATTTCGCGCCCACCGCCCGGTCCCAAGCTTCCAGTCGTCCGTGGTTCTCCGCCGCGATCAGTTCCGTCCTCGCGATCGTCTCGGCCCGTTGCTTGACGTACCTGTCCGCCAGTTTCTGCGTCAATTCCCTCGCTTTCCTCTGAGCAACTCCTTGATCCAACAACCTGGAGTAGTACCGTTCGATGGCGCCCATTTGGCGGGAGTTGGGCCCGATCATCGCCCTGATTCGCCGGGCCGCAAGGAGCGGGTTCTCTCCCCGTTCGAGCGCTCGATTCAAAGCGACCCCGACCGCCTCGATCGTTTCCGCCGACAGATCTTTCACTCTCTGAAGCCCGTACTTCTTGAGCCAAGCCCGCACCCAAGAACCGCCGGGAATCAAACGCCGGTCCCAATCCCAGTAAACCACCTCCTTGCCAGCGTAGTAAAGGAAATGGGGATCGAAGACCTTCCAAGCCCCGAGCAGGGCCGCAGTCACGATGCCCTCCTTTTCGAGTTTCTTGATGAATTTGCTGAGCTTCTCTTCTTCGAGGGCTTCCTTGATGTCCTCGCTCTTGACCTCGCGCCGGATCTTCTCGAAGGCGTCGACGAAGGCTTCGCGGGCTTCCTTGACCGAAACCTTCCTGCCCCTGGCTTTGGAAAGGCCCTCCGCCCCTGAAGAGGTCGTCTCGGAGGAAAGGAGGCCGGAGCGGAGGGCCATCTCACGCCTCCGTCTTCTTCGCGGGAAGGCCGACTTGCGCCCGCAAGGCGTTCTCCAAATCCTCATCCGGGAATAGCTCCGCGCCCGCCCTCGCCAGGGCGTCGATCAACTTCGTCACCTCGTCGAGGTCGGGCACCCTCGGCAAGCGGGCCACCAACTTGGGCGGGTTGGCGATACCGAAGTTGTTGAATTCGAACAACTGACGCACCGCTTTGGCATTGATCGTGTCCGCGATGGAATCGAGCCAGGCTATGAGCGCGGTTTCGAACACGGTGCGCTTTTCTCGGGCCAGGGCGTAGGAGCCCTTGCTCTCCAGGCCCAGCAAGACGAAGTCCGCCAAGACGGTCTGAGCTATGGCGTGGTCATACCGCTGGATAATCTCCGACGTGTCGAACTGCTTACTTCCGGCCGAAGAAATCAGCTCCAAGCGCATGAGCTCCCGAGGCCCCCCTTCGGCGTACGGGTCCATCGGGAGGAGCAGGCCGGCTTCCTCGTCCTGGCGGATGTTCTCGACAAGACTCTGCAGCCACGCCCTGTCCTTCTCTTTGTCTGGGTCGGTCAAGTAGTCGTAAGGCACGTACAGGACCGGCAATCCAGCAAGGTCCCTTTCCGCGCCGATTCCTTCCAAAATCTGCAGATTTTTCTTAAAATACCATGACAGATAACAATTTCGAAGGATACTGCGTCCCTCCGGATTCCCTTTGTGCGCTTCGGTCCTGAACAGAATGAATTTCTCCGCCGGGATGTAACGCTCCCTGTAGTCGGGCGGGGCCACTTGCCACAATCCCTTGAGGTTCCCCGAGGAGTCCATGTCCCACCTGACGATCGTCTCCTGGGCCCGGATCGAGAAGTCCCGCCAAGCTATGCGCTTGTCGCTGTACTTGGAACGGCCCGAGGGAGGGGCGTCCGGACCTTCCCTGACTTTCCACAGGATCTCGAACACCGAAAACCCGTAGACTAGGAAACTTTGGACCTCGGAAACGAACTCGGTCCAAGGCGTTTCCATGTCGTGCATGCATTGCTCGAGGAAATCGGCCGCCTCCCTGTCCGCCCTGGAGTCCCCTCCCGGCTCGACGGACCACTGGGCACCCCTGAGGATGTGGGAAATGGCGAAGAGGATGGAGCCGACGGTCGAGTCGTTGTCGCGCATCTCGCGCCAGACTTTCCGGCCCTTCTTCCCCTGGAGCTCGGAAAGCCACTCCTCGCGCAAGACGCCGGACCAGATCGACAAGCCCGGAACTCCGAGCGTCTTGAAATCTGGCTCCTTCTTCTCCGCCATCACGCGCCTTTCGCGGCCGCCAGCGAACTCCTCAAGAAGTCTTTCACCAGCTCGAACGCCTGCTGCTCGGTGAAGCCCGCGTCCTTCAGGGCGTCGAACAGGCAACGGAGTAAGCGGGCGAACTTACCCAGGTTCTCCTCGAACTCATTTCCTTCACCGAACGGCCATATCTCGTCCGTCATGATCCCTCCTCCCTATCCTAGCGTCCCTCTCGAGATAAGCAAGCGAATTGCGCTCCAGTCGGCGACGGTACCAGGCGGTCACGATCCGGCTGATCAGCTCGAGCGGATAAAATATCAGATAGTCAATCATCCTTCCTCTTGAACCCGAGTTTCCCGAGGAGCTCCTCCAGCTTCACTTTCTCTTCCTCGGTGAGCCGCGCTTCGCCTTCCGCGATGTAGCAACCGAAGATCGGGTTGACGACGTCCCCGAGCGGGACGCTCCCGTCTGAAGACTTCCGCCCGAAGAACAAGGGCTCGTGCCACACCTCTTCCCAGTGGGGCAAAAGCTCGATGTCCTTTGCGACTGACTTGAGGCACGCCTCCAGTTCCTCGCCGAACTCTTCCCTCGCCTTGGCGTAGGCGGCGAACCTCGTTTGCATCCGTTCCCAAGCCGACTTGAGATCCTTCACCGGCCATCCCTCCCCTCTAGCTTGGAATCCTCTTCATCGACGATATAACACTCGAACCGGTAGCCCGATCCGTCCCACACGAAAAGCCCGAGTTCGCCGTTGACGGCGTGAAACACCGGCGACGGAGGGTCCTCGCGCCACCCGAACAACGTCGTCAACTTCCGGCACGCCCGCCTGACCTCGCGGGCCGCCTGAACGCCGCCGCACCGCCTGATTTCTTCGCTACTGAGCATCGCTACCTCCCTCTCCACGGTGACCTGCGCTCTATGCCCATCGGCAGAGGCACTTCCGGCCTCCGCGCGTCCACGGCCGCGTAAGCCAACGCGACCGCGTCGCCCCAGTCCGGCGAAGGTACGCCCCTCTTCCGCATCTGCTCTTTGGACTCCAGCTTTATCCTCCCGGCCGACGTGTAACTATACTTCCGCCCGGTCAAGTCCCGCACGACGTTCCGGTCCTTGAACACGGGACCCCAAGCCTCGCCCTTTTGCAGCATCTCGGCCAAATTCCACCACATCTCCGCCGACTTGTTTTCGAACCGCTCCTTCTCTATCGGCCTTCCCCCGAACTCCACTCCCACGACGGGGTAACCTTGCTCCTTCAGGCGGTCCACCACCCCCGCGCCGACCCCGGTGACGTCCACCTTGACCAACTCGGCCCCGACCTTGCGCGCGAAGGCGATCAAACGCCCCGCGGTCTCCATCGTGCTCCCCGGAGGGCACTCCTGCAGCGCGAAAGCGCAGCCTCCCTTACGGGCCACGAACACCGAATGGTCCCCTCCGTAACGGGCTATGTCCGCCCCAACTTCCACCCTTCCTTTCCCGGGTTCGTTCCTCAGTCCCGCCTTTTCCACCCAAGACAGCGCGACCAAAACGTCCTCGCTCCGCTCCGCAAATTCGCCGAGGACCCACACCTTCCACTCCCATGAATCCTCGCCATACCTTCGCCGGATCTCCTCCACGTCTTCCTTGGTCACCAGGCCCGGAATGACGATCCTGCCGGTTTCGACGTTCGGGGACTCCAAAGCCGAAATGCCCATCTGGGAAAACTGGGGATCCCGGAAAGCTTCGTAAAAGGGCCCTTCCACGAGCGTCGGGTTCCCGATCATGAGTAAGAACGAAAACCGTCCGCGGAGGAGAGTCTGGATTCCGGACCAGACTTCCCAAGTCAGGCCCTGCGCCTCGTCCACCACGACGAGAATGTGCTCGGAATGAAGGCCCTGGATGTTAGAAGTCGCCCAGTTAGGGACGGCGACTCCGGTCACCAACACGTTGGGATCGGGCCGCCACGTGGTCTGGAGCGGCTCTTCTCCTAATCTGTAACCTAGGTTGAGCGCGGCCCGCCAGGTCTTCCGGATCTCCCGCCAGATGATGTCACGTACCTGCCTAAACGTGGGTGCCGTGGTGACCACGACCGCGGGCCGGAAGTGGGTGGCAAACAAGACGACCGCTTGGGCCGCGGTCCAAGACTTGCCCACGGCGTTCGCGGACCTGACCACGAGGCGTCGGGAACGGAACAGTTCTTTCAGGATCTCCTCCTGGCGGGACCACGGCTCGGCGCCGGTGACTCTCCGGATCCAACCGGCCGGGTCCATCAGATCGAGCACTGGATGAAACACTGAAATTATCGCTTCAGTTTTTTCCATCCGCATCGCTCATTCTCGCATCTGCATTATTTAAAGCCCGCACTAAGGACCGGAGAACACCAGGACGGCAACAGCCTTCTAAAATGAATCGACAGAGACCATCCCATTCAAGGAACCATACCCAGTAAGACGCTTCATCTTCAAATCTTTCGGAAACCCAGTGACACGTGTTGCATAAGAGATGCAAGTTTTCTACTGAATCTGTTCCGCCCTTACAATGGGGAACGATGTGAGCTCTCTCACACTCACCTTGAAAGCCGCACGCAAAGCAATAATCCGCTTCCATCACTTCCTTAACCGAATCGAACTTTCCTAGTTTGACAAGTTTTTCAGCCCAATGCGCCCTTATGGCCTTTGCCGAAGGCATCTTCCTTATCTTGTCCGCCATACTAGCCTCGCCTTTTTTTTTTGATCTACTCTCCGCAATCGTACCCTGCCCACTTTGCCCATTCACGCGGAGAGGGCTTCCGTCTGATTTTCTTGCCTCCGACTGCTTCTAAATTTTCTTCTGTCCGTTCCTTGCTTTTCACCGCGCCCTTCTCCTCAACCTGAGCCGCCACCGTTTCTTCTCCACGGAACTCCGGGTCCTCACCTTGCCCCGCGCCCGGTTGCAAGGCAGCTCGCTCAACGCTTCCGCGAGCTCCGCGTCGCTCATCTTCCGCCAGTTGGCGCGCAGGAACTCGATCTCTTCCTCGAGCCACGCGTTCTTGTCGTCGTGGAACCGCGCCGTGCCTTCTTTCCTCAGCTTTCTCCACTTCCGCCCTTTCCTGTAGCGCCGGGTCCGGAACAGGCTCCGCACGAATTCCTCGGTGTCGCCGTATTTCTCAGCCAGCTTCCTCACCGTTTCGGGACTCGGCTTGCCCCGGTAGGAGTCCACCTCGCGGATCAGGTCCGCGAGCTCCGTCTGTTTCCAGAAGGTCCCGTAAGCGGTTTTCACCCTGACAAGCAACGCATCCTCCTCTCACGACAACCCGACTTTCAGCTTCCGCGATTTGGCGAACTCCTCGACCGCTTTCAGAAATTCCCGGTCGCTCAATCGCTCCTTCACCTCGCCCTCGATCCAGAACGTGCTCTCCGACCTCTCCGTCGGCCCGCCTTCCAGGAGCTCGAGCGCCTTGATGATGTCCGTGAGCGCCTTCGGGGCTTGATGGATGAACCGCAAGAGCTCGTTCGGGGAAAGCTCCTCCCACCGGCGAAGGATGGCCGCCTTTTCCTCCGGGCTCGCGTTCTTCGGCATGACCATGTGGGCGAGCGCGACTTGCCAGGCTTCCGTCAGTCCATCGCGCAAAAATCTCAAAATTTCCTTCGATTTTTCCCGGGAGTCTTCGCTTCGGGCGATGACCTTTTCCGTCTCCTGTCTGAGTTGTTTCCGGGTTTCCGCTAGCATCTTTTCGGTGTGCTGGCGCCTCTTTTCCCTCCATTTCTCCTTCGCCGAGTACTTGTAAAGCGACTCGACAGGCACGCCGAGCTCCTCCGCCAGCTCCCGGATCGTGGGCTTCCGGGGATCCTCGATGTAACGCTGGCGCGCTATCTCGACCTGCGCGGCGTACTTGACCCAGGCCATTCCCGTCCTTCACCTCCGCATCGCCCGCTCCGACTCTTGAATTTCATCTGCCCGAGCAATTCTATCCGAAAGCTCCTATGACCGCAGCGAAGAAGTTCAGCCAAGCGATGACCGCGGCCAGAGCAAAGAAATAAGCCAACCACAAAGGCAGTTTTCCTTTCCGCGCCGCCCTCTCAGAAAGCATGGCAAAAAACGGTCGTCGTCACAGTGAAACTTGCCGCAAAGATCATGAAAGCCATGATCTGATGGGTTCCAATGTCAACACAGCGTTCCTCACCGTAAAATCTCCACGATCCTGTCCCAGTCGCTCGGTCTCCACAGGTAAGCTTCCACTGTCCGCACCTTCTCCAAAGCGTCAAGCCATCCTCGCTGCGCGGACGTCTCTCTTCCCTTCTCGCTCTTAAGTTCCGCAAAAATAACTTTGTCTCCGCGGACTAACACAAGATCGGGAAAGCCCTCCGATGAGCGGCGTGAGTCGTAGGTATGATAAACGAGCCAACTGCACAGCTTCGCAAAGTCCCGCACTTGCTGCAGGAACTCCTTCTCGGTCATCGGCGGAATCTTAGTCCTCTCCATAGCCGGTAAGAGAGATACCGAATCCAGAACAAGGCCCAAACGAGGCCGGGCGCTCTCCGCTCGTAAGGATAGCCGCGGATGGCAGGTCTGACAAGGACCAGGCTTTCCCACCATTCCACTTTGTGTCCCCATTTTCCGTCCTGATCCTCCCAGCGAATGTACAGACAATCTTCTCCAACCTTCGTAACTTCGCCAATGACTAAATCAGCAGGACCAAGAACAGGCTTGCCAAATAAGTAAACCTGCACAAGCTCGCCAGGCTCAAACGGCACTTTTAATTGGGATCCCCACTTCATCCTTCACCTCCTCAAGGCATCCGAAAGCTTTCGCCGGCTCGCCTACCGCCCAAGGCTTTCGCACAAAGGAACATTGCAAAAATTGTCCGTTGCTCGCCACGGTGAAGAACCTGCGCCCCGCGGTACAGCGCCTCACGGCCAGCCCGTCCAAACCGACCTGGACGCCCGGAGCCGCGAGCGCCCGCGCGAGGAACCAGGCCTTGTCGCACTCTGCGGTGTGCTTGGGAGCGAGCAAGACGAGCGCGGCCCCAAAGGTCTTGCAGGCTTCCAGGATCTCTCCGAAACTCGGCTTGTCCCGGTCCAGCATGATAAAGTTCACCATGCGCTGGATACCCATCCGCTCGAGCAAGACGAGACCTTCCCGCAGCACTTCCGAATCGCCATGATACGAGACCGACACGGCGTCCAGAACGGAAACCAGGTCGCGCTTTTCGTTCAAAAGAAGGCCATTCGTGGTCAGGCTCACGGGAAGCCCGAGCCTGTGTATCGTCTCGACGATGTCCCCGAGGCCGTCGTAGAGCAGAGGCTCGCCGCCTCCCAGCGTTAATTGTCTTGCGAGAGGCGTGAGCTCTTCCACCAACGCCTGCCACTCGCCGACTGGCATTTCAGCCCCAGACCTGGAATAACAATACGGACAATTAAGCTGGCACCGTCCCGAGACTTCGAGGTGGATGACTTCAAACTTAGGTCGCATGTCTCTCCTTCCATTCCCGGTAAGGCTCGAGGCTCCCGCCGGAATAATCCTCTTGCACCTGGATACCTAGCTTCTCTTCGAGCCAAGCCAAGACCGGGTACCCTTGCGGCTGGGAGTGCTGGTGATAGGAGATCACGCCCCGTCTCCTTTCCAAGCTGAGACGCGCCGGGAAGATCCTTTCCCCGACCAACAGGTCCCACAGTAGTTCGCTATCCGCGGCAGTCTGGGCTCGGAGCTCCTTCGCTCTTTCTTTCTCTTCCTGAGTGCCGAAGACGAAGAACTCGAGGCCTTCCGCACCGGACTCGGTCACGTCGAGGATCGGCAACTCTTTCTCCGCCATGAGCAGGATCTCTTTGGGATCGAGATCTTCATTGATCTCGTCCAGCCAAAAAATCAATTCGCTGCAGTTAGGTTGCGGTCTCATTTCGCCCTCCTAACCCGCCAGCCTCAGACCGACAAGGGCCGCCCATAACAGGAAAGCCAAGAACCACAAGCCGCCGACAATCGTGTCTTCGTCCCACTTCATCGCGCCTCCCTCCTCGGAAGGGGCAGCTTTCTCTCCGGATGGACCTCATTCCAGATCCGGATCGCCGCCTTCCGCTCGGAGAACACTTTGCCGAACCCGATGCCGCACAAGATCATGACGTATTCGAAAGGGCTGTCGACCATGGAAGCTATGTCCTCCATCATGGCTTCAGCGATAGTTCTCTCTCTTGCCATTAGCGGCCCTCCTTCTTCCGGCTTCAGAAATCGCCGCACATCTCCACGGCGATCTTGCATATCCCCCAACTTGCAGGCCGGCCGCCATTCCGGGCATGCCGGCCCCGGACAGTCCTCGGGGACGGGGTAGTTGAAGTCCCGGAGGAACTTGATTGCGGCCTCGATCTCTTCCTCCGCCATCGATTTGGTAGGCACTTCGGCGAAACAGTCGCACCACTCGTCAAGCCTCCACTCGCCTTCACTTCCTCGCCTCCAAATCAGTGCCAACACTGACGTCCTCCGCTAGCTGGGCGAGCTCTTCAACGAGGGAGATCGCCTGCTGTCTGAGCCCGGTGGGCAGTCTAAGGTAGTTTGTGAGGAGCTTCTCGAACTCGTCTTTCGGGTCCGCCGGCTCGACTGGGTACAGGTCCTCATGCCCGCACTTTCCACACATAACGCCTACCCATCCAATTCTCGTGTGTCTAAGGTCCGGCGTCTTCACACCTCCTTTCCCTCTGCCTCCTCAGCACACCCAGGCGGCGTGATCCCCTGGGCTTCGAACTCAGCCGCCCTCGTCGCAAAGGCGTACTTCAGGTCCTTCGTCTTATCCCCTCCACTTGCCGCGCCCGCGCCTTCACGAGGCGGTTAAAGAAGTCGCGCGGGTCGCGAACCTGCCTCCGGGTCGCCATGAGGCGCAGCCGCCCGTCCGCCGGGTCCTTGAACAGGACCCGGCCCTTCTCCGTGAGGATGTAGGCCGCGCCGTCCGCGAAGACGACGCGGTCCACTTCCTTGTCACCTCTCGCGCTGATTTTCGCCATCCTCGCCTCCTTCCCGAGAGCCGTTTCGATCCTCGCCAACCTCTTCAAGTACTCCCGGTTTGACCCAACAAGACCGCTGTTCGCTAGGGATCCAGATTTCGACGAGACCGCCGATCTCGTCCCGGACCTCTACCCGCTCGCCTTTGTAGATCTTGGTTGCCATTCTGCCTCCTTTCCTCGCGCTTACTATATACAACATTGTCGCTCGCTTGTCAAGACCTCGGCTGGAAGCGCGCCCCGGAAGGCATCGGGAGACGCGCCGCTTTGGCCAAAGAAAGGACGTTCACCGTCTCCTGGAAAGGAGCAGGCTTCCAGCCCGTCGCTTCCTGGATGAAACCGCCCTTGTCTCCGTTGCCGGGCACCCAGCGCTTGTCAACTACAGGAAGCTTTGTCCACTTCAATAACTCGCCTGTGCTTTCCCGCCATGGCCACGTAAAGAAAGTAAGGAAATCTTCCTTGACAGACGGCACGCGAACGGAAAACGGCGCGACTTCGAAAACGCCTTCTTCAGGACAGATCACGAACCAGTGGATTCTAACTCTCTCCGGATCAGCCAGATTTCGCGCCCATTCTTGCCATAAATCGAAGGCGCTTACCTCTTCGGGCCGGAAACCGTCAGTAATGGGGTCACCATCCACCTCCCAGTACAACCGCAAGTAACCCTCGACTTTCTCTCCCGTAGCGCGAATCCTCCAACACCAAAGATCCTTCTGGAAATCGACAGCGCAGGATCCCAGCCCTCGAGCGCGGAGAAGTCTGCGTTTCGGTTTTCGTTCTCTCTCCGACAAACCGACCGAAGCCGCAATTTTATTATAAAGCGGCTTCTCCGATTCAATCGCTTCGACTTCCGCAGTTTGCGCCGCCTTCAAGCTAGAAAAGTGTTCGATGTCTATGCGAGCGACATCATCCCACCATGGTTTGTCTCTCGCGTGCTCGCGCAATCGCCTCGGGAAACAATTCGTGGCCCCGACATAAAGCAACCTGCCCCCGTCCGTCAAAGAACCGATACACGCAAACGCTCAAGTTCGCTCACCTCGCTTTTTCTTTCTCTCGAGTGACAGGGCGTGGCACCGTGGCAAGGGGTCCCTTATAAGGGACCCTCTTGCCACGCCACGCTGCCACGCTGCCACGGACTTTGCCACGGCTGGAGAAACGCGCAAGGGAACCGGCTTTTCGCATTCCTTGCCACGGCTTGCCACGCTCCCGCCACAGGGCTGCCACGCTGCCACGCCACGCTGCCACGCCGCCACGGCCATGCGAATTCACCGGGCTCAAAAGGGCACTACGTCCGGTTCCCTTTCGGGCACGCGCCTGGACAAAGGCAGCCCGTAACGCCCGTCGCCGAGTTTTACCACCTTGTTCGCCCCGAGCATCCGCTGGAGGCACTTCCTCACCGTGCCCGGGTTCTTTCCCAACTCCGCCGCGATGTCTTTCGGGGCGTGGGCCCCGTGCCTCTTGAGAAAGGCCAGGATCTCCTCCTCTGTGGAGAGGTTCACTCCCGGCACGTCGGAAGGGTTCGATCGCTTGACGATGATCCGGTCCCGAAGGAAAGAAAAGCGGAGCCCGATCGGAGGGAAATGCCGATCTTCGTTGCTTTTGTTGTGTGTCAGGACCACGTCTATGAAATTGTCTTCCACCGTCTGGTACGCTTGGGCGTACCAGACGCTCCGCGCAAGGTTCCTGAAAAAGATGGAACCGTAAACGGAGTCCTTCTCCTTCGGAGTGTGCGCGATGATCAGGCTGGTCCTTCCCAACTGCGAAAGGGGATTGAAAATCGACTTCACGGTGTCGAGGGGATCCTTCGCTCCCGGGAGCGCGGCCAAGGCGGCCGAGTCGACCACGATCAAAGCGGGGTCGACTTCCATGACGTGTTTCGCCACGCGTTTGAAGTCTTGCGCCAAAGGGACGGAACAACGGAGGTAATGGATGACGGGCTCGGTTCCCAGGCCGCGGCTCAAGAAGACCAGCCTGCGGGTGAAAACGTCCTGGTTCCCCTCGTAATCGAGGTAAAGGACCGGGCCTTGGCTCCGCGTCCTGAGCCCGAGCCCGAGAAGGCTTTTCCCGGTCGAAACGAGGACGCCGAGCAGAATGGAAGTCAAAGTCTTTCCGCTTTCGCCGTCGCCGTAAAGGATGGTGGGGAGGCTGACCGGCAAAACCGGGTGCACGAGGTATTGCGTGTCTCGGTACTGGCTGGCGGCGGTTATGACCTCGAGGGGTTCCGCTTCCGTCCGTTGGTTGAGGATTCGGGTCGCCAAGTTGTCTATGATCGCGTCCCACATCCCGAGGGCGTGCTTTTCCTCCAAACCCTTCGCCAGCCGCGCCCGGGTCGAGAGGGACAGG